AAACGAAATGGGCGTGAATAAGGCTTACATTTCCATGATCCTGAACGGGAAGCGCAAGCCGGCCAATATCCAGAAGCGGATGGAGGCCGCTTTTGATGCAATCATCAAGCGGGAACGAGAAAAGCAATCTCAGGAGAAGGGAGAAATAACATGAGTACCTCCACGATTCTTTCAATAATTGGAATCGCGCTTGCTTGCTATTCGCTGGGGTACAGCGTTCGGGGGTTAGTGGATGGCATTGCCCCCCCGAACAAAGCCGAAAGGCAAGAAGTAAAGGAAAGGGGAGCGCAATGAACGAATTACAGATTTTCAATTACAACGGCGGAGAAGTCCGCACAGTACAGAAGGACGGCGAACCGTGGTTCGTGCTGAAAGACGTATGCGACGCTCTGGGCATCGGTAACCACCGGATGGCCGCTGACCGTTTAGACGCCGATGAAAAGGGCGTCAGTCAGATTGACACCCTTGGAGGTGCGCAGGGCATGACGGTCATCAACGAATCCGGCCTGTATAACGTGATCCTGCGCTCAGACAAACCGGGGGCGAAGCCCTTCCGTAAATGGGTCACCTCCGAAGTCCTCCCCTCCATCCGCAAACATGGCGCATACATGACCCCGGAGACGCTGGAAGCGGCGATTCTCAGCCCGGACTACCTGCTTAAGGTTGTAACCGCGCTTAAGGATGAAACGGACAAGCGCAAGGCTCTGGAAGCCGTAAATTCCCGGCTGACCGTCGAAAACCAGATAATGCAGCCAAAAGCGGACTATTTTGACGAATTGGTCGATCGCAACCTGCTGACCAATTTCCGGGAGACTGCCAAAGAGTTGGGCGTACCGCCGAAGAAGTTTGTTCAGTTCCTGATTGATAAGAAATACCTGTACCGGGACAAGAAGGGCAAGTTGCTACCATTCGAGGGCAAAAACGGCGGCCTGTTTGAAGTCAAGGAGACGTTCAACGAGAAGACCCAGTGGAGCGGCACGCAGACGATGGTCACCCCCAAGGGCAGAGAGACCTTCCGGCTCTTGATGGTATGACAGGAGGTGACATAAAATGCCTAGAATCCAGCAGTATGCCGAGCGCTACGCAGTGGAGGATTTCTGGAAGGAAATCGACCGCTGCTGTCCCCTGGCGGGGATTCAGAGCGATAACGCTGTAGCGCTAGAAGAAAAAACCGGGGTAGACCATCAGACCCTTCGGAACTATCGGAAGGGCAAAACCGAAATGCGGGTAAGCGTCCTGAAAAAGCTGGTGACCACCCTCCACCCCAACCCGGCGGTGATTCTGAAAACCCTGGGGTACTCTGAGAAGGAGATACGGGCGTTTGCGAGGGAATTGCAGTGATCAGCCACGCGGTGGCGTAGCGAGGCTGAGCAGTGGTAGGCGCTGCAAAGGCGAGGATAGCACGGGGAGGCGAAGCCGCGGCTTGGCACCGAGTGGCTGAGCAAGGGCTATGATCGGCTCAGCGGCGCAGCGCACAGCGTCGCAAGGGCATTGCATAGAATCGCTAGGCGAGGGCACGCACAGCAAGGGCACCGATAGGGACAACAAAGCAAGGCAGAGCAGAGGCAAGGGGAAGCACAGCTGGGCAAGGGCACTGATATGGTGCGCGTTGCAACGAGAAAACCGCCCCCGGGCGTGCGGAACACCCGAGAGCGGCAGTCAATGGAAATCATCTTTATTTTACCAAAAGAAAGGAAAAAAGTCAAATGGAAATCAGCAAAATCAAGGCAAGAATCACATTTTTTGAGGAACTTCTGGGTACGTGCAGCGGAAATAAGGAGCTGCACCGGGAGTTCATCGCTTCCAAGGCTCCCGACGCCGAGAGCATGGAAGAGGAAGTCGCCGCAATCGGCGTGGACGGCATGATGGAGAAATCCATGACGGTATTCCCCCGGGACGAGAACGGGCAGCCGTTCCTGTATGACTACCAGATCAAGGGCTTTTTCAAGGATTCCTGCGGCGTTCTTCGGAAGGTTCCCGGCACAAAGGCCAGCAAGATCAAGGCGTACAAAAAGGAAATCGACGGCCTCCTGTTTGTCTCCCCCCGAAAGATTCCCCTGGACCTGAACGGCGGCGAGATTGGCGTGTGTGAGCGCCCCCTCCGGGCATCCACGGCGCAGGGTGAGCGGATTGCCCTTTCCAGCAGCGAGACAGCACCGGCAGGGACTTCCATTGAGATTCAGATCGATTGCCTGACCAAGGACATGCACGATCTGGCACTGGAATGCCTGGAGTACGGCAAGCTTCGGGGTATCGGCCAGTGGCGAAACAGTGGGAAGGGACGCTATACATACGAGCTGATTTAAGGCGCAAGGGCATAGCGTGGATTGGCCTCGCTTAGCAATGGCTTAGATATGAGATGCGTTGCAGAGGCGTGGCCAAGCAACGAAAAGCGACGCAATGGCTCGGCAATGAACAGCAATGATAAGCATCGTAGCGGCATGGCAAAGCATCGAAATCCTACGCAATGGCTCAGCACAGCACAGCTTGGAAAAGCATGGATTTGAAATCTACGGCAGAATGCCGAAATTGAAAGGAGTTATTTATGGCGAAATACAAAGTTGGGGATAAGGTGCGGATTGTGAGTGAGCGGCCAAAAGATTTTGCATACGCTGACAACATGGGGAAATACCTCGGGAAAACATTTATTGTAAGCATGGTGAAGTGGCATCCGCTCTTCGGGAATTTATACTCTCTCGAAGGGGCAATCATTGAGCGTGGCGCTTGCGCCGGCCCATCATGGGTTTTCAAAGAAAGCTGGATTTCCGGCCTTGCGGAGCCTGAGCGGGAACCCTGCACCGTGGAACTCCGCTTTGACGGGGTGATTACCACGGCCACGCTGAAACGTAGCGGACGGGACGTAAAGACCGCAGAAGCCCGGTGCAATCCGAAGGATACCTACAGCAGAGCGGAGGGCGCAAGGGTCGCCGTTGAGCGGCTTTTTGCGAAGAAGCGCAAGGAGGACAAGTCCAAAGAGAGCAAGCCGAAGATGTGGGACAAGTTCGTTGTCACGAAAAAGGACGGTAAGTATGGTCATCTCTTCAATACCGGTGAAATCGTAACGTTGATAAAGGTCCTCAAGAACGGAAATTTAAGGCTTGTTAATGAAGCGGGCTTAGTTCAACTGCTTCCCCCGAGTGAGGTTCGCCCCTACAAGGAGAAATCCAAATGACACCCAACGAAACGACCCAGCTTCGCACCATGGCGGAGATGAACCGCCGCTTGCGCCGGGAAAATGAGCATCTGCGGGAATCCCTTTTGATGGAATCGAAGGAAAGCAAGGCGTTCGACGATGAGAACGCGGAGCTTTTTGCCGTAGTCCACCGAAATCATGCGGTCAGGGGGTGATGATATGGCAAGCAGGAACAAGCCCATGGATGCCCGGTGGGAGCCGATGCCGGAGAACCGGAAGCCGTTCAATATCAGGGGATGCGTTTTCCGCGTCCTCCCCTATGCGGGGCTGAATCTGGTGCTCTTCTGGTGGCAACAGGCTGATTTGCTGGCAGACAAGGCGGCAGTTCCCGCAATGTGGGTGTGCGCTATCCTGATGGGTGCCGGTATCGGGCGGTGCATCAGAGGGCGATAAAAAGCCGCCCTCGATGTTACAGCACCGGGGACGGCAAGCGATATAAAAATCTCTACCATTTACAGTATATCAAACTGAGAAAGGAAAGTCAATGGACGTTTTTGATAGCATGGAGCCGTGGCGACAGGCTGAACAGTTGGCGGCGGATGCCGACTTTCGGGAAGCGGTACTCCCGAAGTGTGCCAGGTGCGGATATCCCATCACAGACAGCAAACTGGTATATATCCCGGCGCATGATGAGTTCTACTGCCTGGATTGCATCGATTCCATGACGGAGTTCAACGAGGAAGCAGAGGTGGAGGAATAATGGAGGACGGAATCATCATCAGCGAATCGGAAGGATTCGAGGATATCTACATTAGGCCGTACAATCGAGTCAATGTTCCGGCTGTCAGTTTCTCGAATGGTAAGAGGCGCACTGCCTACATTAACGCCCTTGCTACAAAGTTTTGGAACGGCGAAAACACTGTTGGGATAAAAGTAAGCGAGAACTACGTCGTTTTTATTCCGCAAAAAATTGGTAGAACATTAAAAATCAACAAAGTTGGCGGGGGCTTTTATACCAGCATAGGTAGCTTATTCGGAATTGTTCCCCCCGGGACAAAATACCGGGCATATCCGTACAAAGGCGGTATCGCTATAAAACGGTTTGAGCCGTTGCAGGAGGATGAAGAATGATGGAGGCTGTGAACTATGGCGGATAAAAAAAGCTGCCTGTGGTACGAAAAGGCCACAGCAAGCATTTACTTCCCGGAGGGGCATGTGTGCTGTGATTTGTGCCCGTGTATGGAAACATACGCCCGGAAGCAGTGCCGGTTGACCGGGGAGTATCTGCTGGATACAAGAGCGACAGTTGGGTATGAATGCCCGCTGAAATTTAAGGAGGAAGACGATGGCAAGAATGTTTCGGTTCCTGACCGCTGATGAGATTGAAGTCAAGGTCAAGCAGGTCAAGGAGAATGGTCTGGTGTGTCTGCTGTACAAGACGGCGAGGACGGATATGGACTTGCTGGACGAGACTGTAGGGGCTGGCAACTGGACGAACGACTACAAGGAGATCAAGGGCAATCTCTACGCCGGTATCGGGATTATTCAGGAAAACGGCGGCATCCAATGGAAATGGGACTGCGGTATCGAGAGCCGGGAGGACGAGGAAGGCAACCAGAAAAAGGGCGAGGCAAGCGACGCTTTCAAGCGCGCCGGGTTCCGCTGGGGCATCGGCAGGGAACTCTACACGTCCCCGTTTGTCTGGATTCCCAGCAATAAGGCGGAGATCAAAGCATCTTCCTTCAACGGGAAGACCCGGTTCAACTGCTACGATAAGTTCAGCGTTGAGAAAATCGCCTATGACGAGAAGACCGGGCGGATCACCGGACTTGCAATTCGCAACGACACAAAGAACCTCCGGGCGTTTGTGTGGCAGCAATCATGACGGAGCTTACATTCACCGAGGCCAAACTGGAAGGCGGCTGGCTGATGGTCAAGCCCTCCCGTTCCGAGTTGGGCAAGGCAATGGCCTTTATCCGAAAGATGAAGGCCACGCCCTACGATCTGGTCTTGAAAGAGCACCGGGAAAAGCGCAGCCTGGACGCAAACGCCTATGCCTGGGTGCTGATTCACAAGCTTGCCGCCGCTATGGGGATTCCTCCGGTAGAGGTATACCGGAACGCCGTTCGGGGCGTGGGAGACAATTACACGCCTATGTGCGTCCGGGAACAGGACGTGGAGCGCTTCACACGGAGCTGGCAGAAAAACGGCCTTGGATGGCTGGTGGACAGCCTGGGCGCGTCTCAGGTGCCTGGGTGCCGGAACCTGGCGGCATACCACGGCTCCAGCACCTACGACACCAAACAAATGGCGCGGCTGATCGACAATCTGATACAGGACTGCAAGGCGCTGGACATTGAAACCCTGCCCCCGGACAAGCTGGAACTGCTCAAGGAGGAATGGCGTTGAGGAAGGACACCAAAGCGAGGGACTTCACCCGGGGCGAGAAAATGGCGATTGCCGAGCGGGACAGCATTGACGGCTGGACGTGCTGTGTATTCTGCGGCGCTCCCGCCCCTGCCCCTCTGGCATGGAGCAACGCCCACTACATATCCCGGGCGCAGGGAGGGCTTGGCATTGCCCAGAACGGGCTTACCCTCTGCCCCAGATGCCACAACCGGTACGATCAGACCACGGCAAGGATGGAAATGAGGGCGTATTTCCGGGAGTACCTGATGGGCATTTACCCCGGATGGAACGAAAACGATCTGATTTACAGGAAGGAGAACACATGAATAATTGTCAATTTGTCGGGCGGCTCACCACCGACCCGGATCTGAGAAGAACCCAGGAGGGGACGGCGGTCTGCTCTTACAGTCTCGCCGTCAAGCGGCCAATGGCGAAGGATGCCACCGATTTTCTGGATTTCGTCACATGGCGGCAGGGCGCTGAGTACCTGACGCAGTACGGCCATAAGGGCGACATCGTGGCCGTTTCCGGAGCGCTGCAAGCCAGAGACTGGACGGACAAGAACGGGAACAAGCGCCGGGCGTTTGAGATAGTGACCACAAGCGTTGAGCTGCTTTCCAGCAAGCGCAATTCTCAGGACACCGCCAATACCGGAACGACGCAAAACGCCGGATATGGGCAGCCCAGCGCCCCACAGCAGACGAGCCGGGGCAACGGATACAGTCAGCAGGGGTTCGGAGGATATCAGGAGATCACCGAAGACGACCCCGCCTTGCCGTTCTAGGCCAGAAAAATCAATCTTTCCTCAAAAAGATTGACAGTACAGTTTGCATTTTCCCTTGGCGGTGGGAGGTGAAACCGCCAACTCCAAAGGAAGGAGCGAAAACGTGGCAAAAGAAGTTTTCAGAATCGCCTACCCGAAGACCGGCGCGGAAAAGAAGAAGTGGGCGAAGGAGTACGGCATGAATGCGTACTACGCCGGGAAGCACTGGGCATTGCGGAAGAAAGACGCCGAGTTATGGCACTGGCTGACATTGGCGGCTATGAACGCCCAGGGCATTCGCAGAACACCCTTTAAGCTGCCCGTAGCCGTGACGTTCTACTGGAATGACCGGCTGGATATCGACAACCACGCAATTATGGGAAAGATGATCGTGGATGCCATGAAAGGCCGTGTCATCGAGGACGACAACCGGCGCTGGCTGAAAAGCGTTTCCCACAATTTCCACGACGAGGATTACATACAGGTTGAAATACGGGAGGTAAGGCCGTGACACAGTGTGAGCGTATCCTGCGGCATTTGCAGGACTATGGAAGTATCACCCAGGCCGAGGCTGTTACCGAGTACGGCTGTTACCGGCTGGGTGCAAGGATCTGGGATTTGAAAGCGCAAGGCGTACCCATCAAGAGCGAAACCGTCACCGGGAAGAATCGGTACGGAGAGCGGACGTGCTTTGCGCGGTACTCCATCATTAAAGAGGATTAGATAATGGCGATTGAATATTTCTGCGCTTATCACAGTTATCTGGACAGTATGGAGGAACTGAATGACACGGAGAGGGGGAGGCTTTTCACGGCTTGCCTAATCTACAGCAAGACGGGCGAAGCACCGCAACTCCGTGGTAATGAAAGATTCGTATTTCCAACTTTGAAAGCACAGATAGACCGAGATAAGGCAACATACGACAGCCGGTGTAAGAAAAACTCCGATAACATCCGCAAACGATGGAATACGGACGTATACGATGGCGAACAACCGTGTACGAACGATACCAAGACAAAGGAAAAGGAAAAGGAAAAGACAAAGGAAAAGGCAAAGGATAATTATATACCACCTTCGGTGGTTTGCGGTGAGCTGCCGAGCAGCCCCCCGCCTGCGGCGGTGCTTCCGCTGGTTGACGGAACGGATTTTGAGATTTCCGTGGAGACGGTTGCCGAGTTGTCCGGTCTGTATCCCGCCGTGGATGTAGCCCAGCAGTTGCGGAGTATGCGTGGCTGGCTTTTGGCAAATCCCAAAAACAGAAAAACAAAAGCCGGGATCATGCGCTTTGTCAACTCCTGGCTCTCCAGGGAGCAGAATTCGGCTAGACCTGCGGCAAACCAGAAGCCGGGCGGCTATACCAGCGGCGTTGACCGTCTGGCGGAGATGTACAGGGAGGAATTTGGGAATGGATAAACAGGAAGCATACCAGGTTCTCACGCTTTTACAGGCAAATTATCCCGATTCTTTCCGGGGAATGTCCAAAGAGGCGGCAAACGTGAAAGTCAATCTTTGGGCAGATATGTTCTCCGAGGAGCCATTTGAGGCCGTTGCCGCCGCTGCAAAAGCGTACATAGCGACGGATACCGGCGGCTTTATGCCCACCATCGGGAAGCTGAAAGATATGCTCCATCGGATGCAGTCGCCCCAGCAGATGACCCAGATGGAGGCATGGGGGTTGGTTGCCGGTGCGCTGAGAAACAGCGTATACGGCGCTGAGGACGAGTTTCGTAAGCTGCCACCGGCGGTACAGCGGACGGTGGGAAGCCCCGCCCAGCTCAAGGAATGGGCGCTGATGGACGCAGAA